GGTGCTTTCAGAATATTGTCCAGGTCACGACGACGCTTATCCGGTGGCTCTGCAATAATTTTTATTGCCAGCCGTCCGGACAGGCTTAATTTCAGTCGCTGCTGGCGAACAATAAGCGCCACTGCCCGGCGATAACGCTTCCCGGCTTTTGATACAAAATATGTGCTGCCACGGCGTCGCCAGTAAGTGTTCACCGTCGGCGGGTAAGGTAAAACCAAATCTATGAGCATCAGTCACCTCTTTTACCCGAGCACGCCAGTCGCAAAGGCGTGATCAAGAAAACGAAAAATTAACTCAATCTGAGAGCCGTACTTTTTCTCAAACTTCAGCGGGTCTGCATGAAGTTCGTTGTGGTGCTCCCGGCACAACGGTAGCGTGAAAATATCGTGGGCCTTTGTTCCCACTCCCCCCTGACCATGACCAATCAGGTGATGCGGATCGTCAGCTGGCTTACCACAACACGCACACGGCTGTGTCTTTACCCAGCGCGTGTATTTCTCATTAACCCAACGGCGACGTTTAGGCCGCCTCATGAACGATTCAGGAGACTCCGGATCAACGGCGATACTGACAACCGTTTTTTTCTGTGGTGGATTTTGTTGCTGGTGGACGTGAAGTGGCAGCGCAATATTTTTTGTGCGCTGCTTCAGTATGCTGATGGCTGTCTGTTCTCCCGGTACGATGTCACTCTCACGGTATACGGAGCGGATTTTTTCCGCTGGTAATCCCAGCGAACGACGCGCTACTGCCTCAGGTAGTGCATCCACCACCTGATTGCAGGCCGCCCACCAGGATAATTCGGCCAGCGATAACTCCCTCTCCTGCGTACCGCTTATTGCGTGACGGATGACATCAATCATCCAGGCAACCAGATTCTGCTGAGCAAGTTGATCGAGTGATTCTGATGTCTGGTCGCGCAGCTGGTTGTCGCAGTGCCAGCACAACACCATCGCGCCGGTACCATAACGGTGAATGACTGTTTCGCTGTGATGATAATCGCCGTGTGGCCACTGGCAGGATTTCACGTGACGTAATAACCAGTCAGACAGTGCACCTGCACCACCTGCTGCACGAATAACCCGCTCATCGCTGAAAAATGGCAGTAATGTTTTATCCTCTGCCAGCGGCTGGCGAACGGCAGGAACGACTCCGGACGGCAGACCGCGCATGTTTTTCGGTTCCGGCTCCACCAATATTCTGCCGTTATGGAATACTGACATTGATTCACGGCCTGGCTTAACGATAACCAGACCGAGTTCCGGTACCAGAACAGGTCGAAGTAATACCCGCACGTTACCTCCAGATGCGCTGCTGGAATGTGCGGGACGGACGCGGTGGGCGTTCGGAATAAGGGAGCCTGGCGGAGATTATCCAGTGACGACGATCGAAGCTGAGATCTTTCTGAAACTCGTAACCACGTCTGCGGTAGCACTGAATCAGCCATTCGGCCTGTTCTTCAGTGCATGGGTCATGCTGGAACCAGTCAGATTTGAATGCATGAGAACACCGCCCGTGCCTGCTGGCAAAGACGGCTGAATTATCAGAATTGTTAAGTTTCTTGTAATGCACCACTACTATCCTCGTAATGGTGCGACAGACGCCAGTTGTTCAGGCTGGCTTTACTACAGCATTATAATCTAGTCTCTTTTAATGCTGAAGTAACTGACCGAATCCGCATGCGATTCTTTGCTGATCAGAATAACATCAGATGGCAATGGCATTACGATAAACTCACCATTCCCAAGAACTATTACTTCATAATTACCTGGTATAGAAAGCGCAGCAATTAATTCCTTATCGTTCATAACAAAAATCCCATGAACTATAAACACCTCCCCTTATGGGGGCCATCCCTCTTATCCCTGCGCGCTACTTAAGAGCCTCGATTCTAGCCGTGAAGACATGCCAATCAACAGCAATAAACCACCTGAATAACAGAATCAGCCAGCCACATCGGTACAACCAGATGCATCACGCTCACCGAAAATAAACAACAAAAAACCGCCGAAGCGAGTTAAGTGGGGTGCGTTGAGGATGCCTGACACATCAGAGGTGGCGAGGGATTTCTCCCCCGCCAGGTCTCTTACTCCTCAGGTTCGTAAGCTGTGAAGACAGCGACCTCCGTCTGGCCGGTTCGGATTCGTACCTCGCAGAGGTCTTTCCTCGTTACCAGTGCCGTCACAATGACGGTTAAACAGATGACGATCAGGGCGATTAACATCGCCTTTTGCTGCTTCATAGCCTGCTTCTCCTTGCCTTTCGGCACGTAAGAGGCTAACCTACGTTTGTGAAGCATAGATTGGGCCTCAGATTAATGTTAAACGTCTTGCAGGACGCGTAATGTTAACTGGGGCTTTTCTCTATCTGCCTTTTGGTGTTCATGCCTGAGACAGATAGCCTCAAGCACCCGCAGCAATTCTACTTAACTCTCGCTTTACCGCAAACCGTTTTTACCCGATATGGGAATTCCCATATCGTAATGAATTCAGTTCCCTAGTCGATCCATCAAAAACACAACCAGGCAGTAAACGCCCACAACAGCAATAACAGCCAGCGCACCTTCCATTGCCAGTGAAATATCATCCGACATATTCCCTCCTTTGGTGTGAATCCCGGCGAACGTTTTTACCCCCACCGACAAATAACATATACTAAAAAATCAATAGCTATAGCAACGCCTGTAATTGCAAAGGCTTCAGGCCAGATCATTGGCGCACCTCCTGCGGCGGTTCTGGTAGCGGCATCCAGTCGGTTACATTGCGGCTCTGTGTTTCGAAAAATTCATCACCATTACGGACTACATCAAAAAACTCACCGTCTCGATATTGCGCATAAAGAACGAATGCGCCATCACATAAAATAATTACGTGCTGACCATCATCCGGCATTCGCTCACTACAGCTTATCCAACCATCCGGAGTTACCGGATAGTTGGTTGACGTTTCCGAGATTTCCCGAAAATTATTGGTTGACGAACCCTTATTTTCCCGAAAGTTTCCAGCCTGAAGCATGGCGGCGCGGCAGGCGTTCCATATTTCGGCAGCAATATCGCGCTCGCTATCGGTTAATTTGTACGTTGAAACATAGCCAGAGAGCATTTCTACGTTTTCCGGAGTTGCTTCTTCAGGCACTACCGGTGCTGGCTCACGTATTACAGGCTCGCCCATGCGTGATTCTCCCTGCGCCTCTTTCACCATGTGGTCATTGATTTGCTCCAGTCGCCGAACGTGCTCATCAGCTTCAAGCGCTCGCCGTTTCCAGATGGACAGGTCTTCACGAGCGCCCTGATATGCGTCACCGTATTCGCCGTTAAATACTGGCGCTGGCGGGGCGATGCGTCCAAGCAACTTATTTACCTCTTTCGCCATCGCGTCATATTTATCTAAATAGCGATTAGCTTCTAAGCAGACTCGGTGCATCTGATCTGAGTTAACTCGTTTAACTGGATCTGCTTCCAGCTATGCCAGTGCAATTTTGAATAACTCGCCCTATACCCGTGCCATCCCTGAATTGGGGTAGCATTTCGCAATCGCTATTTTTAATTTGGCTTCTTCGATTAATTTCTCTTTGGTTAATTCAGTCACTTTTCATTACCGCCCTTTCGGGCGGCCTCCTGACATTAATCGTTGTGATAACTCATAGCTTCATTTGCAGCATCAACTGGATCAACATCCCACCAGCAATAATTTGGGTCGACACCTTCAGGTGTCCACGGCTCTAATTCATTTTTTGCCGCATTCTCGTCGCCAGTAATTTTAAAAATCTGCTCTGAGAACTTTTTCACCCACTCGTTATATTTTTCAGCGTTAATAACTTTCTGTGCGTTTGACATTGATATACCTCCGGTTAAGGATTAAATTTTTAACAGAGCTAAATTTAATTATTCAGTTCTGGATTTTGTCACCCTGCGTATCCGCGCTTTCACGTTACGCTCAATCTGAATTAGCTTTTCTATATTTCTCCGCCTTTCCCGTTCCTCCTGGCGCAAGATCCTTACATCATCTGCCAGTCTGGTTTCTCTTTTCGCCACAGAGAGCATCCAGTCAAATGGCTCCACAACTGCACCGCAGATTTTACAGCGGACCTGACGCTCTTTTTCGTCAACCCGGACAGAGGCGTGATGGCAATATGGTCTTTCCGATGGCTCATAGAGAAAATTAACCTGATTACGTGGGTCATCCTCTTTTACCGGAAATAAAACGATATTGCTTAACTCATCTTCTGGTTTTATTTCCATGCTCCTCTCCTTTGATGCGAATGCCAGCGGCGCGGATTGCAGCGATGACTTCAGAAACTTTGTATGCCATTACCGTTTGGTAATCATCGTGAAAATCTGTTCGATGAAGCATGCTGCTACGTTCTGGGAGCGATATTTCCCGTGCTTCCAGTTCTGCAATGCGATTCTCTGCGGATTCCAACGCCGCAACCAATTCGTCTACAGTTCCGGCAGCTTGCAGTGCGTAATCGGTAATAGCCATCTCATGATCAATTTCAGTACCGTTCTCATTCGTTGAGGTGATAGCAAAATAATCAGAGTCGATTTCGTTATCAGCTAAGTGGCGTAGCGTATCGGCAACAAGCCGGCCGTTTTCGATTAGCAGCTTCCCTTCCGTAAGCGCAATCTCCTCGTTCTCCTGGTCGCGTGATTTGATGTATTGCTGGTTTCTTTCCCGTTCATCCAGTAGTGCCAGCGCAACATTTGGATTAAAGGCAGCAATAAATTCAGCGTTTGCGTAAGCCTGAGCATCTGTTTCAACCAGGCAGTTAACGTGACATTCTGCAATTACGCCACCGGGTTCTCCTTTCCATTTTTGACAAAAAAAAACTCCTGTTATATTCCCATGCTGATTGCCCGATGTATGCCCTACGATGTAGCATCCTTTAGTTGCTTTCTCTGCTGCTTCACGAAGCGCCTCATAGTTAACCTCTCTCATTGAGCCACCTCCTGATAAATCACCGCATGTCCCAGTTTCTCCGCCAGTGCCAGCTCTGCCTTAGCGCCCGCTGACCGCTGCCAGCCATTCAGCATGTAAATCGCATCCACGCAACGAATCATTGCCATGCAAATATCCATGTAGTGCGGCTGTGTCAGCCCGTCCGGAAGTACTGCCGGGTTTAAGACGGTATGCCCTTCCCGTTTCAGTTCCTCTTCCGCCTTGTGAAACGCCTCACGGTTGAAATTTTCATATCCCGTCATTGGACCGGCAATATAAACTCTCACCCTCACTCCATCACCTCCTGAAAGTTTCCCCGATAGAACGCCAGCACACGCTGCATAACTTCGCTCTGGCGGCACTCACGACAAATTATGTTCTGCCGTCTGTTGTAACGACGTATTTCTCCGTCAGGTAACTTTCGAATCAGTGTCGGGTCAGCAGCCTTCTCCGGTGTCTTACGCCATACGCGATACGCCTGCTCTGATGGAAATACCCCGCAACCAGAGAGCCAGACATCACCACTGGCCGCAAGCGCACCAGATAAACGACGAATAGCGGTCTTACTGACACCCGTTTTATCTGCCAGTTGTCGAAAAGTTTCTCGTCCGCTCAGGCGCACGAATTCCACAATGCGCGCCGTCACTTCTTCCCGATCTTCTGGTGTAAATACTTTTGCCATAAGCGCCTCCGGCAATCACTTTTCCGATACAACACGGCGGGAAGAATCAGTAATCTGTCGAACAATATCCCGGTGCTTGTTCAGCTCCCGCAGCGCGGCGCAGACACGCTCCCACTTCTGAACCTGACCTTTTGCCCGGCGCAGCTCGCGGTTAGCCACATGCAGCGATGGTAAAATCAGACCATCCGGATGCTTTCTGGTGAACGACGGCTGTGACTGCACTGTGACCGCCACACTTTCAGTTTTTATTTCTTCCTGTGTTTCCGCTTCCCGGACTGGTAACGCAACACCTGTTGGCTGAGGAAAGGCTTTACTATCGGTTTCCGTTACCGATGCAGCTTCCGGCTCTGCCGGTAAATCAGCGCCCGGTATGCAGTAACGAAATTTACCGTTCTGATTAACGCGTGCCAGCCGCCCCGTTGCGGTTACCACCGCCAGCGTGGAGGCAACCTTGCGAGTACTGACGCCGAACTTACCCGCCAGTTCCTCACACGTTTTAGCACCATCCTGACCGATAAACTCAATCATCATGTCTGCGGTAACTTTTTGTTCGACCTCCCCGGTCAGCATATCCTGTGCTTCAGATTTTACTGGCCGCTCTTCGGTTACCCGGGATTCACCTTCGCCAGCCAGAAACCAGGTGTGACCCGTTTTATCAACAACGCCATTTTTTTTGAGTTCCCACAGTTCGTTGAGAACTTCTTCACGGCTGATATCAAGCCGCGCCGCCAGTTCAACAGAATTGGCTTTACCCATCGCTTTCAGTGCATGCAATACGGTTTCCATTAAAACTTCCTCCGGATAAAAATTACTTCTCAGTTCCTGTGCTGGCTGACGTTCGGACGCCAGCTCTCCCAGTTAAACGTCACCCAGCGACCACCGTTCATGGACATGCGGTCCATCACCCGCTCGCCGAGAAGTGTATTCATCGCTGCATGGTTAAGATTTGTCAGCATCCCCACACTGAGTAACGATGCCGTTCTGCGGTCAACAATCTGATTCAGCGTGACCTGCTCATTACGCGTATCCCGTTGCATGCCAATTTCATCCAGTACCAGCAGGTCAACGCCACACAATCCCTGCAAAAATTTTTCGCCCGAGTTTTTGTTGTCGTAGCTGCCATGTAACGCCAGCATCACATCCGCCACTGTTATCACAATCACACTGCGACCTTTCGCCAGAAGGTGGTTGCCAATAGCCGCCGCCAGGTGGTTTTTTCCTGTGCCAGGCCTGCCACTGAAAACAAAATTCGTACAGCCGCCTTCCAGCTCTGCCGCAATGGATTTCGCCTGACTCAGGGCATGGCGCTGACCATCGTTCTGCACCCGGTAGTTACCGAACGTACACTTCCGGTGAAGCGGCTGGATACCGGAGCGGTTAATGATTTTTTCAACCCGCGTCTGATGATTCAGACGATTAACCTCCTCGCTTCGCTTACGCCCTTCAGCAAGCTGCCATTCCCGCCACTCCGCCACCGTACGGTACGGAGGGATTGCATCCTGCGGCACAAATCTGCTGACTCTTGCCAGAACACCACCTGACGTAATGTTTTTCATGGTGCGCTACCCCCTGAAACCCGGCGGAATTTCGGTATCCGGTTCAGAAATATGATTCACGCAACGCTGCGCGGGCGAACGCCCCAGGCGGATAACCAGTTCATCCCATTTTTCCCGGAGTTTTGCCGGACTCATGATGTTTTTTACCCAGAACGAATCCCGTTGAACACGCCCAAACATTTCACAAATCTGTCGGTGACTACGTCCATCCAGCATACGCATCATGCGCACATCATTCGCCCAGGTCGTCCAGTTAGGCTCTCTGGGGCGTGATACCTCCCCATCATCACTGGCGGCCTGTTCATACAACGCAACAACCCGTCCCCAGATCCACTGTGCACACGTCAAATCCTCCCGGGTTCCCCACTGTCGCTTTGGTACATTCCAGGTATGCGCATCCGGGTGTTTCTCCAGAAATCGCTCGACCGGTGATGCTTGTTTTTCGTCCGGCAGTGAAACGTCCGGACAAGAAGATCTTTTATCTGACGGATCAGGTTTTAATACTGACGGATCGGGGTCAATCATCGCCCCCCTAATCGGCAGTTTTTTATCAACAGTTGATCCATCAAAATTTGACGGGTCAACCGTTGAGGGGTCAATATTTGACGGGTCAACTGTTAACGGGTCATTTTTTGCCGGGCTAATTTTTCTTTTCGGTTTATATGACTCACGCGCCGCCGCCGCAGCTGCTTCGAGTTTTTCCACATTAAGCCGATAGATATTGCTTACATTACGCCCACCGACCTTACGCTCTTCCTTCGTCAGCCAGCCCTCTTTCGCCAGTTCTGCAATAGCCGATTTCACTGTGGATTCACTTCTTGCACCGATCTGACGCCGGATAGTTTCAATGGCAGGCCATGACACGCCCTCGTCATTGCTGTAGTCTGCAAGACGGGCCATAACCGCCACCCTGGATAAGATCATGCCGGTGAAGGCGCACCCTTCCCAGACAAGACCATGAAGCTTGCTGCTCATAAAACCCCCGAACACCGTGCTTTTAGTGCATCACCACAGCATTCCCTGCCGGGCCGCCGCGATTCATCTGGTCATACAAAACAACCGCTGACGCAACAAAATCATCGACATCCTTCACCAGCCGATCCCTCCGTTCGACGATCTCACGGTAATATTCAGAACTGTGACTGCGCATACGGGCCACCAGCAAAGGCGGCATCGCCTTTTCGATCGCCGGTAACAGCGCCTGAATTTTTTCAACCGCATCAGGCGTATCCTTCTCCACCCAGCGGAAAATTTTCTGGGTATTACGGGCCAGGGCTTCCGGATGGCTGTCGTCGTACAGTTCCGGGAACGTCATCCCAAGTTCGAAATAAGTCCGGGCTATTTCAGCTGCAGGCACTTTCTCACCATCAGGATATGCCCAGGCATTCATCGCCATGCGGATGTGTTCATGTTTGATTTTCATGAATCAACTCCGGTGTATTTTGTGTGTTAGCCTTATCTCCAGCAGGCAACCCGTCGGTTGGATTCGGATATAAATCTGGTCGCAATTCATGAGGAGTCACCCCAGTTGCAATATAAATTTGACGAACCCGCTCCCCTGTCGGCACTCGACCATTGTATTCATTTGCCCATTTGTGTATTTGAGACGGCCAAGCCCCTATTGCACGCCCTAGCGGACGAATACCACCAGCAATCTTTATTGCCTTGTCCAATGCTGTCATACAACCTCCAATTCAATCAGCCACAACATTGTTCACTTAAAGAGAACATAAGTCAACACTACGAGGAATTGTTAGTGTTCACTGAACGGTTATAATTGCTAAATGGACATGAGAAAAAAGCAATACGACACCCCGCTGGCAGAAAGGTTAGATACGATCTCGCAACAGCATCATTTAAGCGGTTCAGATTTAGCGCGCATCGCTGGTGTAGGACGCTCATCAGTCAACGCCTGGAAAAAAAGAGGGACAATCAGTAAAGATTCCGCAGCCAAAATTGCAGAAGCGACAAATGTTTCCCTTTCCTGGCTACTGACAGGAAAAGAAGATACAAACAGAGAGGCGCTTGATGATGATGAGAAAGCCCTGCTTGATGTTTACAGAAACCTGCCACCTGTAGAGCGTAGAAATATGCTGGCAGCTTTTCAAATGCGCCTTCAAAAACTGACCGAATTTTACTCAGAATACGTTGACCCAATAACGCGACAAAAATAATTCTTTATTTTACAAAACAATACCGCCGGAAGGCGGTTTTTTTTGCCTCTTGCGCATTCACAATGTTGACATATGTTCATCTTAAGAGAACAATATATCCCATCAAAGCACAACGGTGCGACAGGTCTTAGTTCCGCCCCCCCGGCGTTAAGGGCAAATGAGGTCAACATGGATACGCTCAATCTTGGCAACAACGAATCTCTGGTATGTGGCGTGTTCCCCAACCAGGACGGTACGTTCACCGCGATGACGTATACCAAAAGCAAAACGTTTAAAACTGAAGCTGGCG